GGAATATGCGGTAGCATTATCACCAAATAGTGAATTTATTCAAGTATCATTTGTTAATGGTATTCATACTGCTAAAGGTGGCAAACATGTTGAATATATTTTAAATCAAATTACCAGAAAATTAGTTGATTTTATTGAGAAAAAGAAAAAGGTTAAAGTAAATCCTAATAGCATCAAAGAACAATTGATCTTATTTTTAAGATGTGATGTTGAAAATCCAGCATTTGATAGCCAAACTAAAGATTATATGAATACACCTTCATCTAAATTTGGTTCTAAATGTGATGTAACTGATAAATTTATTGAAAAAATTGCTAAAATGGGTGTAATGGATGCTGCGTGTGCTTTAACTGAAGTAAAAGAAAATAAGGCAGCAAAGAAAAATGACGGAACCAAAACTAAAAGTATTAGAGGTATTCCTAAATTAACTGATGCCAACTGGGCTGGAACTGATAAATCAAAAGATTGTATTATTATCTTTTGCGAAGGAGATTCAGCTAAGGCTGGTATTATTTCTGGATTATCTTCTGAAGATCGTAATACTATTGGAGTTTATCCTTTAAAAGGGAAACTCTTAAATGTGCGCGGTGAAACAGCTAAAAAAATTTCAGAAAATAAAGAAATTGCCGAAATTAAAAAAATTCTTGGATTAGAAATTGGCAAAGAATATTTATCATTGGACCAAGTAGGTAATTGTTTGCGTTATGGTAAGGTTTTATTCATGACTGATCAGGACTTAGACGGATCTCATATTAAAGGATTAGGAATTAATTTATTCCAATCAGAATGGTCATCACTTGCTGAAATTCCTGGATTTATTGGATTCATGAATACTCCTATTTTAAAAGCAAACAAATCTAATCAAACTTTAATGTTTTATAATGATGGTGAATATGAAGAATGGAAATCTGCGAATGATATTAAAGGTTGGAACATAAAATATTACAAAGGATTAGGAACTAGTACAGGTAAAGAATTTCGTGAATATTTTGAACAAAAAAAGATTGTTGGTTTTGAGCATAATGGAAAACCTAGTGATGATGCGATTGATATGGTTTTTAATAAAAAACGCGCTGATGATAGAAAAGAATGGTTAGAAGATTATGATAGAGAATCTTATATTGATACTAATAAATTAACTGTGTCGTATGAAGATTTTATTAGCAAAGAATTAATTCATTTCTCAAAATATGATTGCGATAGAAACATTCCTAACTTGATGGATGGTCTTAAGACTAGTTTGCGAAAAATATTGTTTGCGGCATTTAAGAAGAACTTGGTAACTGAAATTAAAGTATCGCAATTTAGTGGTTATGTTTCTGAGCATTCTTGTTATCATCATGGTGAAGCTAGTTTAAATGGCGCAATTGTTGGAATGGCACAAAATTTTGTTGGTTCTAATAATATTAACCTTCTAATACCATCAGGACAATTTGGATCAAGATTAAAAGGTGGAGATGATAGTGCGTCTGAAAGATATATATTTACTCAGTTAAACCGAATCACACGTTCTATCTTTCCTCAAACAGACGATGCTATTTTGAAATATTTAAATGATGATGGAACACCTGTTGAACCTATATTTTATGCTCCAATTATTCCCATGATTCTTGTTAATGGATCTAAAGGAATTGGAACTGGTTTTAGTACTGATATTATGAGTTATAATCCTCTTCAAATTATTAATTATTTGAAATCAAAGTTGAATTCTGAAGAATATAATTTAGATTTTATTCCATATTATGAAGGGTTTCAAGGAACAATTGAAAAAATAAGTGAAACTAAATTCTTAATAAAAGGTCGTTACGAAAAAGTTGGACCTGATAAAATTAGAATCACTGAATTACCAGTTGGATATTGGACAGAAAGTTTTAAAGAACATTTGGAAGAACTTATTGAGCCAGGCGTTGATAAAACAGGCAAAAAGATTGTGTCAATTGTAAAAGATTATGATGACATGAGTAAAGATACTACAATTGATTTTACTGTTACACTTCAAAAAGGTAAAATTGAAGAATTAGAGGCAACAAGTGCTGATCATAATTGTAACGGAATAGAAAAATTATTTAAATTGTATACAACTAATACTAATACAAATATGCACTTATTTGACGCAAATGATAAACTGAAAAAATACGAAAAGGTTGAAGAAATTATTAATGATTATTTTGAAACACGATTACAAATGTATCAAACTAGAAAAGATTATATGATTGATGCTATAGAAAAAGAATTAGTTTTACTATCAAATAAAGCTAGATATATTAAAGAAAATTTGGATGATACAATTGATTTAAGAAAAAAGAAAAAAGAACAAGTTATCCAAATGTTACAAGAAAAAGGATATGATATTATTGGTGATGATGTAGAATATAAATATTTAATTAAAATGCCAATGGATTCAGTTACTGATGAAAATGTAGAAAAAATATTCAGAGCACGAGGTGCTAAAGAAGTTGAACTTGAAACCATTAAATCTACAACTATCAATCAATTTTGGTCTTCTGAATTAGATAGTTTGAGAGAAGAATACATTATGTATAAAGAAGAAAGACAACGGCTTACAAATGGAACAGAAACTAAAAAGAAAACAAAAGTTGTTTCAAAAGGAAATGTAGTTAAAAAATCTGTTAAAAAAGTTATTATTGATGATGATAATTAGATGTATCTATTCGCATCAACATATATTGCTAGTAACATTGGAAATTGCCATGTAGTAAATACAGTATAATAATCTTTGTTTTTAAAAATTAATACATCAATAAAAAAATAAAAACTTATTAGTAAAACTATTAGTAATAAAAATTTAAAAATTTTTTTAATTATATTTGACATTAATATAATTAAACGCATATTTTATTTTTTATTTTATTTTATTTTATTTTATTTTATTTAGAACCAAGGTTTCAAAACTAATTCACGATCACTATTATCTGCCATAACAGGATGAGCTATTGGCACTACTAGTGTGCTTGCATCATCTATGTATTTCATATATCCTTGTGCCTCACTATAAACTTGTTGAATACAGAAATTCAAAACCATTTTATTTAGTTCCTCTATTTGTTGTTGTATATTATTTATTTGATTAGAAGAATTTTGTAAAAAAACACTTCGCATTATAATTTTCAAAGAATCACAATCTTGAGGACCTATTGTATATTGACCATTTGACTTGTGATATACTCCTGCTCTTATTCCATTTTGTAATATCTGAATATTAGCTCGGGAGAAATACATATTTGATAATGGGGTTTCATCCCAAAGACCCTCAGTCGGATTCCTAAATGTAGTACATTGATGTGCTGGTATTTTATCATACATTTCAAATAAGGTTGAAGTACTTGGAGTTTTTATATCCACTCTTCCATTTGATACTCTTCCATTTGTTTCTCTTCCATTTGATATTGATTCTCTTTGATTTAAACTATTCATTTATATTACTTAAATAGAAAAATTATATATATTTATTTTATATAAATGTCAGGATTTCAAAAAATTGTTTTAATTATTGCTTTAATTATTTTAATTATAACTTTAGTTGTAATGGGTTTTATTTTAAGATCAACCACTAGAGGAACCTGGCCACCTCTAGTTCCGGTTTGTCCTGATTGGTGGATAGCCGACGGTTCTGGAAATAATTCTACATGTATAAATGTAAAAGATTTAGGCGTTTGTCCCGCACAATCTGGAAAACATCAAACCATGGATTTTAATAAAGATATGTTTACTGGAGATAATGGCACGTGTGCTAAATATACTTGGGCTAATAATTGTAAAGTATCTTGGGATGGTATTACTTATGGTATAGAAAATCCATGTAATGATGAAGATGAAGAAGACGATGAATAAAATTGTATAAATATTTTAATATATAAAATTGTATAAATATATAAAATTATTAATATATAATTTTATATATAATGAACAAAAATCAAATACAAAATAGATGTAATAATATTTTAATTTATATCAAAAAATTACCAACTGATTTAATTAATACAATAAAAAAATATATTTCAAATAATAATTTAATATTTATAAATCGCCCAAATTATATATCAAACCATTATTTAATAAGAGATTTAATACCAAGAAATAATTTTGAACTTTATATTAGAAATATTGTTTATCGGGATTTTGATTTTATTTTTAATCAAATTATTCAAGAAAATTATTTAAAATGGTTTGAAATTAAACAATATTTATATAAAAATATTATTTATAAAAATTATATTTATTTTATTAAAGATTATTGTATTGAAAATAATTCAGAAAAATGTAGAATTATGATTAATAATTTTCTTGAAAAACTTGGTTTATGTAAAAATCAACATAAAAAGAATATTCATAAACATATAAGATGGAAGACTTAAATTTTAATAAAATTTTAAATAGAGAAGAAAAAGCTTCAAATATTAAAGAAATACTTACTAATTTTGAGCTTAATAAAAATAATCTTCTTTTTAAAAAAGGTATTTACGTTTATGGTGATCCCGGCTCAGGAAAAACTACATTTGTTACTAATATATTAAAAGAAATGAATTATGATATTATCAAATATGATGCGGGCGATATCAGAAATAAATCTATTATTGATAATATTACTAAACATAATATGTCTGATAAAAATATTATGAGCTTATTTAACAATAAAATCAAAAGAATAGCAATTATTATGGATGAAATTGACGGAATGAACAATGGAGATAAAGGCGGAATCAATACTCTTATTAAACTCATTCGCCCAAAAAAAACAAAAAAACAAAAATTAGAGGAAGTTTCAATAAATCCTATTATTTGTATTGGAAATTATCATATTGATAAAAAAATTAAAGAACTCATGAAGGTTTGTAATGTAATTGAACTTAAAACACCCAACTTAACACAAATTTCCGGTATAATAAAAACATTAATCCCTACAATTGAAGATAATTTTAGAAACAAAATTATTAATTACGTTCAAGGTGATATTAGAAAATTAAATAATATTTATAGTATTTATGTTAATAAAAATGATATTTTTAAAATTGATATTATTGAAAATATTTTTCAATTAAAATCATATAATGATGACACTAAGAAAATTACTAATAAACTTATTAATAATAATTATAATATTGATGATCATCTTACAATTATGAATGAAACCGATAGAACAATTGTAGGCTTATTATGGCACGAAAATATTATTGATGTACTCGGAAAAATGGATAAAAGTACTTCAATTCCTTTTTATATTAAACAATTAGATAATATGTGCTTTTCTGATTATATTGATAGAATTACATTTCAAAAACAAATTTGGCAATTTAATGAAATGAGTTCATTAATTAAAACTTTTAAAAATAATAAATTATATCACGAATCTTTTAAAAAAAAACAAAAATACAATCCTAGCGAAGTTAGATTCACCAAAGTCTTAACCAAATATTCTACTGAATATAATAATTCTTTATTCATTCAAAACTTATGCCAGCAGCTTGGGATGGATAAAAAGGATTTGTTCTCATTTTTTCTTGAATTGAAAAATAATTATGATGATAATCAGCTTGTAATATTATTTGAAAATTATGAAATAACAAAATTGGATATTAATAGAATATATAGATATTTAGATAAATATACTAAAGAAAATGCAGCGGATGATGATATTATTGTTGATAATGATGATGATAGTATTTGTGATTAGCTTTATTAAATATATTTTATAAAATAAGTAAATAACAATTATATTATTTACTTATTTGGATTTATTTATACTTTCGCGACATTTTTTTACCTTTATTTTTTCGTCTTCTTTTAGTTCCTGCCACATAATTAGAAGAAAAGTTTATTTTATATTCTTTAATAATATTTTGTACTTCATCTCTAGAATTAGCATCATTTAATTTTTGTTTAATCATCATCCAATCTTTTTTAGTATCACCCTTTTTAATATTGTTATCTAAAAGGGTAATAATTCTACCAAACGCAAGAGTAACACGACCAGAATTACCATCATTAAACTTATCAGTTTTATCAAGTACCCAAGTTTTCATAACTGGTTTTGTTTTTAATATAGGTTCTGGTAAAATCTCCATTATTTCTGTAGTAGAACTAGAAATAGATCCGGGATTTTTCATTTCATTAATTTGTTGTTGGATGCTATCTAACTGGGTTTGAATATCTTCAATTTGCCCTCCTCCTCTTTTTCTAGAATGACGAGTCATTTATAATATACATATATTTATTATTTATTTATTTTAAAGTTTAGATTTAACTTTTAATTGGTTTATTACATTTAATCTAAATTGTCTCTTATTTTCCCATCTTGTTTTAATAAGATCGTCTAAAGTTACATATTGATGTCTTTCATATTGTGCGGGGCTATCATAAAATAATGTAAGATTACATTGACCAGACGATAACATCGTTTTAAAAAACAAATCTTCATCCATTGTACCAACCTTGTATTTATAATATTCACCTGTTTCCGCATTTCTAATTTGCGAACCAGGACTACCTGAACCATACATACCCATTTCAACATTTTTAATATTTCCATTATAATCTACAGTTTTTTTCTCGAACTTATGATATCCTCTATTTAAACTTTGAATTTTTTTTAATGTATCACGTTGTTTTTGGTTTTGACTTTTATTATTATCATCATAATCATTCAAATTAGCAGGATTATATCTATCATCATATTCCATTTTATTAATATTAAAATTATATCTTTAAATATTAATTATGTTTAAATATTAATGTATTTTATTTAAATATTTTATTTATTTTGATTGCTTAGTTTTTTCTATTTGATCCTTTATTATTTGTCGTATTTTATCTTCCAAATATTTTACCTTATCTTTTAATAACTTATTTTCCATAGTTAATTCTTGAATAATTACTGTCATCTGATTCATTTGATTCTGATTCTGATTTAAACCATACATTTGATTAACCTTATTTATTGTATCTTGATATTCATTTTGTTTTCTTTCATGCTCTATAATCATTTCTTCTCTTTGTTTTTGTATTTCATCTAATTGTTTTATTACATCCGGTTTATTTTCTGGTCTTCCTGGTTCATACGTTTTTAGTAAATCATCAATATCTTCCATAAAAAATTTAATCAAATCTGGTTCTTTTATAAAATCTTCCACCTTTTTATCCGAAACACACATATATTGATTTGGATTATCTAATAAACTTTTCTTATCAAAAGAATTATGCTCATGTGAAAATACCAAAATTGCCTTCATTGGATTTAACTGAACAAATGGAATTGTATAACCTTTTAAAAAATGTCTCTCTTCAGCTACCGCCGCATTATCTTCAAAACTTGTCTCCTTTAATAATTCTTTTCTAAAAGCAAATGTAGCCGCGGTTGAATGATTTGGACCATAAGGACCAAACTGATACATTTTTTGTATATGTTTAAAATAAATATATATTTCACTTGATCCCGCGCATAAAGCATTTGGGCTAGTTCTTAACATATCTACCGCATGACTTACTCTATCCGCAGGATAATAATCATCATCATCCATATTTAATATTATATCTCCTGAAGCCTTTTCATGCGCTAAATTTCGTTTTTTTCCCAACATTAATTTTTCATCATATTTAAAATATTTAACCTGAGGAATATGCTTTACCAAATCTTCTATTTTATCTGTACCATCGTCAATTATAATCCATTCCATTTTATCTTTTGGATATGTTTGATTTTCAAAACATTTAATTATATAAGCAAAAAATGGTCGCCTATTAAATGTTGGCGTACATATACTTACAAATGGTCTTTTACCAAGTTTTGGAGCTTTCATTATTATTAATATAAATTACAAGTAATATTTATATTGTAATTTATATAACTATTATTTTTTCCTGTTTTTAATTTCAATTAATTTTTTTACCTATTTTTTTAATTTCATTTACTAATTTTTTTCCACCACCACTCCATGGCATCATAGAACTTATAAATCCCTTTGATTCAACCTCTTTCGCAACTTTACATGTTTTTTTTGCTTGATTATAACTTACTACCTTAGATAAATGGTCTTCATTTATTGGTTTAAAAATATCAATCGATAATATTCCAAAATATATTAATACTACAGTTAATATTGATAAACCTCCTACTAATCCACCCAATGTGGCAAAAGCGCATAATATAACAAAAAATGTAATTATTGATGTTACCATTATTTTATTATATTTAAATACATCCATAATTATTGATAAAACTGAAACAACTTTATTATCCATTTCACCTTTACAGCTTAATATTGTAAATACACTAATAATCATTACTAATGGTGCTATAAATGGAATAAATGGTATTATTAATAACCCTACCAATAAAATAACAACAAATAAAACTACCAATAAAGAACCTGTAAATAATTTAATTAGACCTAGAGAACTTTCCCATTTTGGATTACCTGTATCACTTGTATTTAAATTTTCTGAAAAAAACCAAGACATTTTATAAAACCATAAGTATATTACATAAAAGAACTCTATTAAAAGTAGAATTGATGTATATAACATCATTATTATTGGACCAAAAATAATTATTAAAAACTCAGGAGTTTGATTTAATAAATTTAAAAATGTATTTAAGGCTGAAAAATTAAATGTAAATAAACTCTCCATAATTGAAATAAAATAATTTACCAAAAAATGAGAATCTGGTTTTTGCTTATAATCTCTTAAAATGTCTAAAATAGTATTTTTATTGTTTTTTGAATAAGGAAATGATATTTTTTGAGATAAAGCAGGATCTTTAAACATAGTTTCAAAAATATTTATTTGAATCGGTTGAATATTTGGTTCACGACTTTCATATGGCATACATTTTTCATCTGTCGGTAAAATATTTGATTGAGCTATTTTACATGCGTATAATACACTACTTCCAAGAGAGAAATAAATAAGTAATCCTACTACAATTATTAGTAATGATATTAAAAATTTACCTATATCCTTCTCAAAGTTCTCTTCTGATTCTGTATCTTCACCCTTTTTTTCATCAATTGCTGAGGTATCACTTGTAGATGTCATTTATTCTTATATTAATAATATAAAATTATTTTAATTTATTCTATTTATTCTTCTTGTACAAATTATTTTATTTTTTATAATATTTTTTATAATTATTATTTTTATAATATTAGATAATATTATATGAATTTTTCAAAAAATCAATACACTATTATTTTATTTGCTTTAATTAGCTTTTTACTTTTAATATATATTTTTAAATGGATAAATTATTTAGTTATAAATAAATATATTACAAAACCATTTATTGAAGGATTTGATCCAAATACCCAACTTATTCGTGATACTGGCACTCCAGATACTACACATAATGTTGATGTACCATTAACAACTACAACTAGTTGTAAAAATATGTGTGGTCCTCCTAATCGTTGTTCAATTACTGGACAACAATGCCTTTCTGATATTGATTGCCCTGGTTGTCAACCACTAGTTCCACCTCTTAAACCTAATGATGAATTACAAATTATTGGCGATGATGATGCCGGTAAATTATCTTTTGGAGTTACATCTAATTATTCTTCTCTAACTACTGGGTTTGGTACTCAATCTAGAATTTATACTTCGGATAAATTTGAAAAACCGGCGGCTCCTAATTTAGGTACTAATACATGGTCAAAAAAATTTAATGAAGACCGCAAATTATTTGATGATAGATATAAACCATCTGGATTAAAAAATATGCCTTCTTATGATGAGCGTTATTCTATTACGGGTGATTTTGTTGATGAAGGACCTCTAGCATCTAACGCTTATCTTAATTAAAAATAATTTTTTAATTGTATTATTTTTAATTTTAATTTTATTTTTTTTAATTTTTCTTATCAATCGTAATTGTTTTGGCTATTTTAGAAATTATTTTATCCGCTTTTTCATCGTCGTTATCTCCTGAACCTCCCATGGCCTCTATTACAATATGATTGTATTGATCACTCTTTTTGGACTCGCTATAAATACAATCCGGATACTTTTTCCTCCATTCTGGGAGAGCACAAATGTTTTTATGCGCAATGGTCCTTATAGCCTTTTTTAATTTGTTATTATTATCATCTTCTTTTGCCCATACATTTGCGTCTTTTACAAACAAGGATGACCTTTTTAAATCATTACAATGAACAGGTCTCATATTTTCATCTAAGGCATTAAGATGTTTAATTATGAGTTTGGACATTCCATTGACATATCCAAGCTCACCAATGCTTTCAATGTCAGATAATGAGATCTTAATAGAATCCACAAAATCCATTATATTCATGGCATCTTTACATGTTTCATTTAAAAATACCTGAAGATTAAAAGTTTTGTTATTTGAATTGGTCATTGAATTATTTATATTTGTTGTATTATTATTTTTTGACATTTCCATCATTATTTTATTTTGTTCAAGTAATAAATCTTTAAATTCTTGATTTTGTTGTATGATATTCAATATTAATTCACATGATATTTCTGGTGTTTGTTCAATTATTTTTTCTTCATTTATATTTATATTTATATTATTACATTTTTTTTTATGACTCCATAATCCAACACGTGATTTATAAATTTTATTACATTTTGTACAATTATAAATATTGGAACTTTCTGAACTAAAAGTGTTAGTAAGTGTTAGATTTTTATGTTTAGATGTCAATATGTGTCTATCATACTGACTTTTTCGTGATGTAGAGTAGTCACAAATATTACAACTAAAAATATCTGGAACTTTCGGAACTAAATTTGTTAACATTTGTTATATATATTGTTAACAAAAAAAGTTCCTAAACTATTTTTTAAATAAATAATAAAATAATATGATAACAAAATAAAAAGTTTTTGAAATGTCGTGACACGATAATTTTCAATTATGCAGCCAATCCGATGTTTTTCCAAAAGTCTTAAGGTCCTTTTCAAAAATGGACATTTATAAATGTCCAAAATCGATTTCCCTTTTGACTTTCCCAGACATTTTTCTATGATTTTAGAATATATATTGGAAAAGTGACTTAAAGAAGTTTATATTATATATTCTAAAAGTGGCTTAAAAAGGTTATTTTCTAAATTGTAACCCAGATTTTCCGCAATATTTATCGTCTGTTCTACAAGAATTAGCATAAAAATAGACTGGTCCTAATGTATTTGGCAAGAAATACCCATTTATTTTACATTTACCCAAATCTGGATATTCTTTGTTATCTTCTATATGTTTAATAAAATTTTTACAATCTATACATTTTGGTAATAGATCTTTTGAAGATGTGACTATTTTTCTGATTTGAATCATTATTTAATTAATTAAATAATTATTTTTAAGCTATTTATTTTATTACATAAAATCTTTTAAATTTTCATTTGATTTATATGTATACCAACATTTTGTTTCGATACACCATCTTCCACCATTTTTTTTTATAAATTCTCTTTGTTCGTAAGCCTTTTGTTTTTTTAAAAGAGGAATTGATTTATATAATTCATAAATTGTATTGTCAAGTGTATACCAAGCCTTCTTTTCTTTATCAAAAATACAATTATTTTCTTTGGCTATATATTTATTATCATATGATATTTCTAAATAATATCTTATTTCTGAACATTCTGAATAATCTGGCAATTCATCTTCATATTTATTAGAAATACGCATAAATAATGATATTTTTTTAGTATTATTAGTTTTTTGACATGAAATAAAATCATCTATATTTGAAATTATAATACATTTATCTCTAGCTCTAGATATAGCAGTATATATAGATGCTTTTTCAAGAAATGATGTTTGTGGTTCAATCAAAACAATTACATTAGGATATTGGCTACCTTGAGATTTATGAATAGTTATAGCATAATTTGGAACAAATTCTTCATACAAAACAGAAGCTCTTATTTCTTCAGGTTTATCATCCGGTCCAGAATATTTAATCATTATTTTTTCACCATCATAGTCTAAAATTTCAGCTTCTTCTCCATTTGCTCTAAAATTATCACCATAATCATTTTCAGTTCTAACAATTTTGTCTTTTACACGAAATAATAATTTATCATCATATCTTGAATTTGTTGGTATTTCATCAAATTCCATTTCATTATTACGAGGATTAAATATGTCTTGAAGAATTTTATTTATTTCATTTGTATTAAACTTATATTTTGAATCTTTAAAAGGTGTAATAAATTTAGTATTATTTTTATTTAAATTATTTTGTATTACAAATTGTTTTAATGATTCACCATTAATTTTATCATTAAATATAAATTCTTCACTAGGTATCATTCGCATTGTGTCATCACAAAAATCAGTTTGTACTATTTGATTATTTTTACTCATTTTCATTATATTATTAACTAAAGCTCCGGCATTTTGCCTTTTAATTTTTGTTAATTGTGTAACTTCAAAGAAGCTTGAATTTATAATATTTTTTAATACAGTTCCAGCAGCAATTGAAGGTAATTGTTGAATATCACCTAATAATATTAGTCTTGACCTAAAATTTTTACACATTTTTAATATATCATAAAATACAATTGTATCAATCATAGATACTTCATCTATAATTATTAATTTTGGCTTATTTTTATAAAGACATTCTTCATCACAATTACAACATTCAGGCTCTTCATGAGAAATAATATTTTCAAATGTTTTATATAATGCTCTATGACATGTGCCTGAAATATTTTTGTTGTAATGCTTATCTAGTATATTTTTTTGTAAATTAATAAATGCTAATCCAGTTGGTGCCATTAATGAAATATTTTCTGGATTAATATATTTATCTACCATTTCAATTTCTTCATTACTATTCTCATTTTCTTTAAATAATTTATTTAAAACCCAAGTTAAACATCTAATTATTTCGGTTTTTCCAGAACCAGGAGGTCCTGTTAAAATAAAACAATGATTAATAATCCCTTTTATAACAGCTTCTCTTTGTTCTTTTTCTAACCTGTATTCCATATTATTACGTTTATTTTGTGTTTTTATTTCAAAATTGTTTATTAGAGAATTTATTTTATCTTCATCAAACACAAATGATTCACCATTATATAAATTAATCATTAAATCAGTCATATCTATTTCTATTTTTAAAAGATAATTTGTTGTTACATAATTATCACCTTCAATTCTTTTATTAATCATAAAAGAATTTATAAATGTAGTATAACTATTATGGTTTTCATTTCTATTTTCACAAAATTCTTTAAAATATTTATCATATTCTGTTTTAATAATATAAAATGATTTATTTTTATTAAGAAACAAATCATACGACCAAGCTTTACACTTTATTTTAAAATCTATTATTAAACCAAATTCATTACATATAGATTCTGCTTTTTCGAATGATATTAATTGATATTCTTCTGTTATAAAATTAAATGGATTTTCATATATAAAATGTAGTTGTAAATTTGAGTTTTGAGATTTTTTTAAATTTTTTTCTATTTTATTTAATTGACACATTTTGAGTTTACAACGTTCAAATAATATTTCTATATTTTTTTCTACATCATCAATATTTAAAAATTTAAATCGTGATGATGTTTTTTTATTTAAATAATTTACACTTGAGTTATATCTATCGATAAATTTTAAATAAGAAATAGTTTTTTCTTGTTTTTGTTTTTCTATTGTAGTTATTTTTGAATGATAAGCATCAATAATTTTTGATTCGCTATTATGCTTGTTAATATAATCTATTTCATACTTAAGATTATTATCAAAAATAACATTTTTTATAAAATAATAATCTTTATAAAATTTTATAAGTTCATTTTTATCATGAGGAGCAGCTTTTAATTTATTTTTGTCTATTGTTAAAATTTCAGACGCATTTAATAATCGAATAGTAGCAAAATTAGTTTTTGGTAAACTAATAATTTGACCTATTTTATTATCATATATAACAGTTGTTCCATTTTTTAATGGTCTATTAATTGTAAACATTTGATTTAATTATATATTATGTATATAATATATAATTAAATCATTTCAATTTTATATTATTATTTTATTTTATGATACCATCTAAGTAGCATACATTAATCCGGCGTTTCCACCTACAAATGTAACCATATTAATTCTTTCTTCAAATAAAATAAGATTGAAATTATAATCATAAATTCTCCATGTAGGTTTGTTTATACCTATTATATCACCTGTCTCAGGGTCACAAATTGTTAAACTTTGCGCCAAAGGATCTAATTGCGGAATAATTGTTGTAAACTCAAACTCTATTTGATTAAAACGATTCATATTTATCGCACCTGATGGCTGTAAATTATATGGTGATGTATCTAAACAAAAATTGTAACAATATAAACCTTCTGGCGCATTACTAGCGGTTCTTGTATATTTTTCAATATAATTATAAACTCCCGCGGGTTGGATGTTCTCTCTATACTGACCATCAAAAAGGATTCCAAGACCTATTAATATTTGTTTTATATTCTGCATACTATAATCTCCTGTAATCATTAGACCAGTTAATCCCCCCCAAGGATTTAGACCTGGACCAAGAGTTGATGGAGTTGGTGGTGGTGGTGTTGGATTTGGATTCGGATAATCGCCTGCCGTAGGTGCTAATATTAAATCATTTGGAATATAATTATAAGGCCAATTTGTATAATTAGACCATTCATTTCTTAAATTCGCATCACTACGCTGTAAATACCACATCCAACTTGAAACTAATCCTAATGATTCTAATTGAATCTTATTTGCTCCTGTTACATTATAGAAAATATTCTCGTGTACTTGCTTGAATAAGTAATTCTGTTCGTTTTTAGCAAAAAGTTTGACCTCATCATTTGATAGAAAAGCATAAGTACAATTTAAATTTATATCTGAATTCCAAATTGTTCTTGTATCTAAATATGATGTCGGACCTAACTCAGTATCAGGTGGAGGTTGAAGAAAACGATAAAATTGTTGATAAAATTGATTAAAATTCGGCGCAATATAGGGGAAATTATTTGTATAATCAAATACATCGCGGATTCTGAATAATTCATTGATCGGCCTAAAGGTTACTGTTATTTGTAACTCGTTATATTGAAGAGCTACTAAAGGAAACGCTTGCTGACTTTTTAATCCAAACCACGAATTTAATGGAATATAAATTATTCTGCCACGTATTGAGGGTTCAGCTCCGGCTGGGTTTAATGTATAAAAGGCATTTGGGTACGCATTTACACGAGTTCCCGCATTTGCTGGGTCATTTAGCTCCGGCACGTTTCCAGACATCTGATCGAACAAAGCCTTTTTAGTTCCACTAAAGTCTCTCTGAACTGCGGCTAAAAGATATTGTCCAGAATATTGTTGAAGTGTTTGGTTTCCACAAGTGATTACAATTTGGCTTATCATTTGCGCTCCAATATTATCAATCCATTTGAAATCATATCCGACCCACGGGGTATATATTGTTTCACCTGCTGAATTAACAACTTCTCTAGGCGGCATTATAGGTGACCATATATTCGGAAGCTCTACGCTAAGGTAACAATCCATAAGAAGATCAGCATATCTCTTTATTCGAAATGTAAACGTAGATTCTTCATTTAATCTTAATGTTTTTGCTCCTTCAAAATCAAGACGAAAAGATTGTTTTCCAAAATTTGTGTATTTTTGATAAACACCTTTCCAGTAACTTTTGGATGGGTTACCATTTAAGATAACATTTTGTTGTCCTTGTGAGACTAAATTTAAAAGGCCTCCTGTCATGTTTTTTATTAATATATATAGTTATTTAATTCTAAATCAATTATATCCGGTATAATATAATTTAATTATTTCTAATTCATAAAAATAATATATAATACATACTTAAAAATAGTTATATATTTATATAATAAAATGGGTTTACAAATATCAAAAATTAAAGAGAGAAATGGAGTAAATTATCATTGTCCTGAATGTAAAAAATCAAAAAAAACACCTAATTTGGTTGGAAAATTTGTTTTGATTAATGATCACCAATTTAAATGTAATGGTTGTAATAATATATTTGATAAAAATACTATATATTCATCTTTTTCACATAAAAACCCGAAAAAAATAGAGCGTGTCATTAAAGTATAAAAAATAAACTTAAATATATAATTTGTATTATTTATATAAATGCATTGGATATATATATTAAAGTGTGAAGACGACTATTATTATGTAGGTGAAACAACTAAATTATATAAAAGATTTTGGCAACACTTGTCAGGAATAGGCGGTGTAAATACAAATACTTACAAACCTGAAGAAGTTGTAGCAATTTATAAATTAAATACAATAACCAAATTTCTTGATTATAATAAGAATGTATTAGATCTTATTAATGATAATTATAATGAATATAATAAATGGTTATTAATAAATTTTAACGATGAAACGGAATATTGTGATAATTTATTTTCAGAAAATAATATTATAGAATGTATGATGATTCATAATAAAACTAATTGGGAAAAATTTAGAGGTGGAAAATATACCAGATTTGATATTTGCTATAAATATCCAGAGAATAATTATATAAGAGAATTACCAATTTGTAAATGTGGGTTACCTTGCGATATTAGAAAAAATGAGGAAAAAAAATTTATATATTTTAGATGTGCTAAAAAAAATATGTGGGAAAATTTTAAAGAAATATTTGATGTTCAAGAGCCTTGTAATTTTTTTATGGAATATGTTACAGATATTGAATTTCGTGTTAATGAAAATAATAACGAAAAAAAATTTAATGATAGAAAAAATATATTTAAAGAACTTTTTAAAAAATCTGAATGGTTAAAAAATATACCTATTGGTGATGATTTTGACCCAGACGAATGTGTTGGTATTTGTAATACAGGGTTTCATTACACAAAAATTAAATATTTTGGAAATGAAATCAACTTATGTTATGACTGTTTATTAATAAAAATAATGAATTGTCTATAAAATATAGTTTTGATAATAAATGTTTATTAAAAATTAAAAAATAATATAATATATTAAGTATGTCTGATAAAATAGCAACACCAAATCCATTAACTGGCATTAAAAATATGAAAGAAGATTTTATTTCTAATTTAATTTTAGGCTTTATTTTATTATTGGTTATTATGATGATTGTATACATAATATATTTAACAAAGCTTCAATCTAGGGAATGCTCATATATAAATGATTTATATGGCGATGTAAATGGGAATTTACGTTCCATAAACTTAAATGACCCTGATTGTAGTGGTAATTTAAATGAATATTATATTAAAACCGCATATAACGCATGTTCGGGAGGCAGCTATAAAAATGATATTGTTGAAATATGTAACCTTAAAGCTGTTCTAACGCAAGGTGTAAGAGGGTTAGATTTTGAAATTTATTCAATTGATAACGATCCAGTAGTAGCAACAAGCACGTCAGACAATTACTATATAAAAGAAACTTATAATTCTGTGAGTTTTAGTGATGTTATGAAGACAA